CGGAACGTATCGGAAGCGTGGCCATGCTCCTCGTACGTCTGTCCCGTCATCTTGTTCTTCACCCTCGTCTTGAGGATGCCACCGTTCACGTCCTTCTGCACGACAAGGTAGTCATCGCTCGACACCTTACAGCTCTCGTCTATCTCTATTTCGACTTCAGAATCCGCTCCATCAAGCAGCTGGTTGATGAACTCGCCAGTCATCGGAACAGAAGGATTGGAACTGCCCACGCAGTCCTCCACCTCGAACCCCTCCTCGTTCAGCGTGGAGATGTAGAGGTCAAGGAAACTGCGCTTCTCCTCGTCGATGGTGTTCGCCGCCCTGGTACTCGCATCACCATGCAGGATAACCTTCTCCGCATAGTTGAGGCTTCTCAGACGCTTCGCCACCAAACGTGCTGCTTTCTTCACGGTGTTGTCGGGACTCGTGGCCATCACCTCCGCGAACTGGCGCACATGCACCTTCTCGGGCGTTTCCTCCACCTGCCACAGCGTGTTCGTGATGTACGGCAGCACGTTGTTATCGACAGACAGATGCACAGGCAACTCGGGAATGAACGGCACCTGCTTCAGATGCTTCGACGTGTTGTAAGCCCAGAAGAACTCACTACCCGTATGCAGCACACCCCATTCGCCAAGCGCATAGATGCGGTAATAGTCGGGGTCGTGCACCTTGTCATGCTCGAAGTCCGCCACCGCCTGCTCATCGTAGAACCCGAACTTCCCATTCGGACTACCCACCACCCAGAAGTTGTTCAGATACGTTGTCTGAATCAGCACCGAGTCCGACGGATGCAGCTCCGTCTCTCCCGTCTGTACGTTCTTCACATAGCGAGGCTCGTTCAGCTTCAGGCTCTTCACCTCCGTCTTCCACGCAGGAATCAGTCGCCCGTTCATCACCACGCCCATCGGAGCGTCATGCCACACGTCCCTGTCAAGAAGGTTCTTCTTAATCCAGTGCTCCTCGCTAATCGGGTTCCAGTCCGACACCACCTGCTGTCCCTCCTTACCACGCAGACGCTTGCGAATCTGCTTGAAGTCGTTCTCGTCGAATTCGCTCAGCTCCTCCAGGAGTACACGCTTGTAGTTCGAGATACCCTTGATTTTCTCCGGATCGTCAAGCCCCGAGAAGTCGATGCGTGCACCGTTGCTGCACCTGATGCAGTTCTGTGTGAAGCGCAGATAGGGAGTCGCGTTGATGGTGTTGGCCGCCACGCGGAAATCCTCGTAGATGGTCTTGCCGATGGACGCGCCCACCTTGCGCATGACAAGATGGTTCTCGCCCTCCGCCAATGCAAGGATGATAAACAGCTGCGCTGCACTGAACGACTTGCCCGACGAACTGCCACCGTACATGTAGATGTATCGGATGGACGCATCGCTCATGTACTTCAGCAGCTGGTAGCCGTTCGGGTTCAGGTTGGTGTTCAGATTGATTTGCATGTCACTCCTCGAATACTTTGTCACCCAGCGTAATCACGCTGCCACTGTTCACATTCACGTTCACATTCGTCTTCTCGTCGAGGTCACCTCTCATCTTCAACCACAGCTCCATCGCCTTCATGTCGCCCTCCTCCGCCTTGCTGCTTGTCTTCAGCACCTTCCTGAGTCCTCTGACATGGAAGTCCTTTGGAATACCCATGTCGTCAAGTGCTTTCCCTACATCCTCCGAAACGGGCAGGGAATCAACCATCAAAGCCATCGTGCGGTAGGTCGCATTCTCCTTTCTCGCCTCGACACTTGCAGCCTGCGCTTTCGCCGCAATTTCGCCGCTATTCTTGGAAAACTGCGTCTTTCGTCCCTTCTCCAGGTTCTTGAGGCTGTTCGGGTTCATTTTCCGCTTCTTCTTCTCTGCCATTCCAAAAAGCATTAAAGCCAGCGCACAGAAATGCGCCAGCCGTTGGTTAATTCAATCGTTCCTTCACTAACTCGATGAGGTTGCCGACGATGTTGAGGCTCTCCCCGTGCGCAAACACCTCTTGGTCGAACGCCTCGTCGTCATGGATGGTGAAGCCGAACGTCTTCTCCACATCATCGATGATGGTCACGTAGTCGATGGAGTCCGCTCCCAGGTCCTCGTACAGACGTGCGTTGTCCGTCACCTCCGACTCCTTCACACCGAGCTCGTCAACAACAATCCTCGTCAGTTTTTGTCTTATCTCTTGTTCGTCCATATTCGTTACACTATGTTTGTTTCATGATTGCCTCGATGCCGTCACGCACCTTCTTGTAGCGCAGCGGTATGGTCGGGACGCTCGTGTCTATCTTGTACGCCTGGGCGTCATACTTGCGCACCGAGGAGAGGAAATTGATTCGCACCTCCTTGAAGCGCGACACCTCGCAGGCAAACTGATAGGTTGTAGTATCCTCTTCGTTCACGATGTTCACCAGCGGCTTGCTGGAGTTGCAGGCGAAGAGCAGCCCGTCAACCACATCGTCGATGTATGTGAAGCAGCGAGTGTTCCTGCCGAGGTTCCACAACGTCACGGCGGCATCGTTCATCAGATGCCAAAGCAGAGTTCCTGGTCGTGGGTGAGGACCGTAGGCGCTGTGGATGCGGCATCCCGTGGAGGTCGGGCAGTAGATCTGCGCGAACCTCTCGGCGAACGCCTTGCTGATTCCATACATGGACGTGGTATTGGGCGAGTAAGCGGTGGGAGAACTGGCATACACCAGCTTCACCTTGTAGGTTCTGCACGCATGGCACACCTTCACGAAGGTGGCGATATTGTCAGAGAGGTTCTGTCCGATGTCGTCATTGGTGGCTGCTGCCAGGTGATACACGCAACCGATGCCGCCACCTGCAAGTAGTGGCGAAAGGCTGGCCGCATCACTGCCAAGCACTCTGTCTATCCTCAACACCTCACATCCCCTCTCACGGAGTCTTTGGCAGAGGGAACGTCCGATGAATCCCTCGCTGCCTGTCACAATGACTTTCATCTCTCTGTCTCTTTTATGGCTTGACGAGCTGGAACGCCTCCGCAGACGAAGGCATGAACACCAGCAGGAGAACCAGCACGCAGACGATGACGAGCGCATAACTGAAGATGCGGTTGTAGTTCACCTCGTCACTCTTGAGGCTGCTCTTCACGAACGCCATCAGCGCGTTTCCCGCGATGTAGATGCAGCCGAGCAGCAGCACGACCAGCACCATCCTCACATTATCAAGCCTGTTTATCCAATATTCCATTTGTCTCTCTGTTTTTGAATGCGCTTGCGGCGCAGTTTGTTGTACTTGTCCTTTCCGCTCTTCAGCAGGTAGATGCCGTAGGTCTTGGGAGTCAGGGAGTGTCCGTGCTCCCTCATCTGCTTCACGGTCTTTCGCTCCACCAGGCAGAAGATCGAAATTGCCACGATGAGCACAAAGAAAAGAATCAATGCCTCCATGTCATCCCTCCTTTGCCACCGTTTCCGAAGGTCCCGCCTTCGGTTCTTCGTCCATCGTCCTCATCCTGTTGTTAGGCGCGAAGTCCGGGTAGCAGCACATCGTCGCATAGTTCTCGCGCTTGTCGATGCTCTTCGGGTCGATGCCGTTGTAGCAGGGACACTCCGAGCAGTTGATGTCGCCCACCTTCACGGGCTTCACCGTGCCGACAGGAAACGACTTCGCCGCTCCATGGGGACAGCTCAGGCGTTCGCCACCTGAGCCGTAGTGCTTCAATGATGTCACCATAGGCTCCCCCAATCTTCTTCTTTCTCAGTAAGTGAAGGTTCTGCCTTCACCTGTGGATAAGCATACCCGCCCGTTGCAGGCATCTGCGACTCTGGCCACGGATACGCCTTGCACGGAGCGCAGACAGGCTTGTGCACCCTCGTGCTTGGTTCTTGATACTCCTTCTTCATGTCGTTTTTGGTTTTAAGGGTTATTGACTTGAGTGTAATCACTCGAAATTGATTCTCGGTTCTCGCTTCTCCGCCTTCTTGCGCTCGGTCTCCTCGATGATGCGGTCCACCTCGTTTTCCCACACCTTCGCCTGCTCCAGTGCCGACGTCGTGCGCGTCTGGAAATAGACTTTCTGCGCGTTGCGCATCAGCCTCACCTTCTCGTAGAACTTGCGAGGACCGCTCCAGTTTTCCTGTATCTGTACTTCCTTGCTCATGCCTGTTTCCTGATGTATTTTAACCATGTGAAATGCTTGCGTCGAGGGAGGTAGTCGTCATCATGCTGGTGACGGAACGCCTCGCACTCGAAACTGATGTAGTGATAAGCCACCTTGCTATCTCGGAAGTAGCAGAGCTTCACGAGCCACTCCACGAGGTACCAGAGGTAGAAGAACACGTAGAGCATCTCCTTCATCTGTGCCGTATGGATGGACTCGTGCACGACAGTGTGCTTGAAGATGGTCATCCCCTTCCTTGCGAAGAGGATTTCAAAAATGTTGATGCAGCGGAATCCCTTGAACGGGATGATGCTGTTGTAGATGACTATCATGGCTCTTTCAGATTTTTTCGTCACGGATGCGTCCGAGCATGTCCGCGGCGAGGTTCATGTCGTTCATCTCCAGCAGCTTCTCCGCCAGTTCCTTCTGTGCCAGCCTGCATGCCTTCTCTGCGTTCTCCACGGACACCATCTGCACCGACTCACACTTGTTGTTCTCGTTCTCCTTGTAGTCTGCCGCCACCATGTGCGACTCAATAAATTCTTTGTACGTCTTATTCATGTTGTTATTTAGTTTTGGTTTTGAAATATCCACACTCGTTTGCAGGCGTCTGCTTGTTTACACAATGCTTCACCTTCTTGCAGAACGTTCCGCCCGTGTAGAAATAGCAGTCCTTACAGATGCGTTCTTGTGTCTTGATTGAGGCAGCACCATGACGTTTTTCGACCTCAGCCCTTCCCATCATGGTTGTTGCCGTCAAATAAATGATTGAATAAATCAGATTCTTATTCATTTTCGTTGCGTTTTTATTGGTTTCTCCGTAAGTCGCGCCTTTGGCGTGACCTCAGTCTGTCCATAGCCTTTCGTTAGTGAATGTATAACCTTGCTCGTGCAAGGCTGACATCACATGGATGATAGTGGTTGGTGAGCCAAGCCCGTTAAGGCATGTGCAATCGGGGTCGTTCCAATCAACATGGGAACTAAACATCGGGTCGGCATAAACCGTCCACTCCATCCTCCCCTCCCAAACCGCCAAGACGCCAACACGTTCGCCCTTGCTGAAAAACATCGTCTTGACGTATTTACCTTCGGGCTGGGTTATCTTCGCGTCGGCTGCTGCCATCCGTTTGTTCTTGTTGATATACCCTTGTGTCGTAAATGCCATAATCTGTCAGCCATTCACCATTTCTTCACTAATCTTCCAAGCGGTTCAAGCCCAAAGTGAATCCTCCGCTTGTCTCGCTCGATAGACTTCTTTCGCGATGCCATCAGCTTCGCAATCCGTACCGCTTTCTTCTCGGGATTCTCGTTCCCCTGGTTCCGCATCATGTTCTCCCGCATGCTTATCAGTTGCAGGTTCTCGATGGAACAGTTCAACTTGTTCCCGTCGATGAAGGTGACGACATATCCCTTTGGAATCTCACCGTGCTCCTGTTCCCACACATACCTGTGCTTCAGCACAAGCTTTCTACCCATCTCCACCTTCATGTGCACATAACCGTCCTTCTTATCGACGCGCTCGTAGCCGACGGGCTTCGTATTGTGCGGCAACTGCCCCTTCTTGAAACGGGTGCGGCTGCTGCGCTCGACGCCATCTTTCGACATGAATTCCTCGATACGCTTTCCCTTATTGGCAGGGTCATGTCCTTTCTTGAAGCGACGAGCGATGCTCTTGGGATGATTGGCATTTCTGCGACCCTCATCAGCGAGAAACTCGCGGCTCTTTCTCAATTTCAGTCCTGCCGCCTTGTTTTGAATACTTCCAGCCTTGTGTCCTGTCTTCTCCATCAGCACCTCCATAGGCGTGTCCGCATAGTGACTGATGAGATAGCGAAGCTGGCGTTTCGTCCACGGTTTCCTCTCGTACCCCTCACGCTTCACACCCATGGTTTTCGCCTTTGCCCTCAGCTGCTTCTCGCTGCATCCCAGTCGGAAAGCAAGGGAATCAAGCCTGCATGTAGGATAGAGCCTCCGAATCAAGGCTTCATCCTGCTCAGTGTATCTTCTGTTCATACTTGCTCGGATTTACTTGTGCCTACAATCTGATTTTCTTCTCAACACCGAAAGTCCTCAGCGCGTTCTGCAACTGATGCCAATACACGCAGTCACACAAGCGCACGTTGTCCTTGCTGAAAGGAATGTGTGTCCGAATAGAACCAGCCTCCCAAACAATCTTGCAGAAACCATCCTTGTCAAGGTATCTCTTTTCCGCAAGGACGAAGAAGCCGTCACGTCTGAACCCGTTCTTCTCCATCATGTCGGTAGTAATCACTACAGGCTTGAGGTTCTCCGTCTTCACCATCCTGTGCGTTCGGATGATGGTTCCCTTCAGTATCCACGACACGCAGCACCAATCATCCTCGATGTACTCCACTCTCGCCACGATTGGCACCTTCGTGTCCTTTTCCACGAACGACACATAGTCGCCCTGCATCAATTCTTTTGCTTTCATAACCATTTCTCAATCCGTTTTTGCACTTCTTCATATTCATCGCTCTTCTGATACATCTCGTCGAAATATCCTGCGCACTCTTCCAATTCTATGAGGTTGTCCTGCTTCAGAGTAATGTCTGCCCACAAAGGGTAGTCGTCCTCGTCGCTACCGTCGTATTCGGGTTTGGAAATACATACACGGTCTATCGTGAAGTCGCCAAGACACTCTCCTGTCGCCAGCTCTGCCTTGGCGCACGCCTCTCGGTAAACTTTGTCTCTGCCTAAAGTCATAAGCACCTCAGAGTCAGGGTCAACGACACTCAGAATCCCTATCAGTTCTTTTGCTGTCATAGTCAAATCTTTGTTTTATCTGTTGTTGTTCTTATCATCCTTTGCTAAAGCTAAACGAGCTTTAATAGAAAAGGGCCCAACCGTAGCAAAAGTCCCAACCGCCGCACGACTCTCTTTGTTTTTCTTAGGGGTCTCTACCATCGAATTTGGAGCTGGGTTTAGTTTGTCCGTATTTGGCACTGGATGTTTCTCAGCCATTTCTTTTCGATATTTCTCAAGTAGCTGAGGCTTTACTTCAAAGCAACTCTCGCCAATTTTTTCTGTACAAAGTTCATCATCATCATGCCAACATACTGACTCATAAAGATAATCGCAAAAGTCTCCTTCGAAGTGCTTGCAATTTTGGCACTGGCTCTCAAGATAGCAGGAACAAGCAATTCCGTTCTCTCCAGCAATATATTGGCTATTACACCATAAAGCAAGTCCGCTATACAAAAAAGCGCATCCCTTGCACTTTTTATATTCTTGAAAACAGCAACCTTCTCCATCAAATTCTTTACAACGACCATTTAACTCAAAGCACTGTTCTTCTGTATTACTTAGCATATCGAGTTGATTGTAATATTTACAACGATGGCATTTTTCATATTTTGTATGATGACAAGAGTCAAAAATATGCAATTTTCTTTCTGCGTCTAATGTAGGTCTTTTGGTGCTCTGATGAACTTGTGCGTGGCACTCCTTGCAAAGTGTTATTAGTTCATTGTCGTATGCGTCCCATATATGGAACGGAGGAGGTGGGTACGATAGATGATGAACATGAAGCATTACACGTTTAGCGCCACACATTGCGCATTGGTGATGGTCTAATGCTCGTATTTCATCCGCTCGTTTTTTCCACTCGTCTGACTGATATTCATCTTTTTTGTTCATAGTGTCAAATCAGTTTAATCAGTTAAATCATTGTTTAGAGTTTCACATTCATTTCTTTCAGGTGCCTCTCAATTCGCCTCCATTCTATCTCGTTGTCTTGGTCGGCACGGTCAACGTTATAGAACTCGTACAGTTCAATCCACCCATGATAGTCTTTCGTCTTTTTCCTGGCTACAAACACCGTGAAGCGGCGCTTTTCAACACCAACAGAAACCCTTTCTAACTTGCCTTCGAGTACCAGCTTGTAGAGCCGAGAAGCCTTTTCCACATAGTCCTCAAACTTCAGGACCGTCGTTTCTTGCTTTGCCATAGTCATTCAGTCTTTACTGTTCATCTTTTGTTCATACTCAACCACCTTTTCCCTCGCTTCCTCGCGTGTCTTGTAGGCAACTTGGAAACGTCTCTTGTCACGCTTGGAGTTGGCAGCGTATTTACCCCGTCCATCCCTGTCCTTCTTTGCGACAAGGTGGCATGGAATTATCTCGTAGCAATGTGCTGCATAATACGTTTCTCTCATAGTCGTTCCTCCTTCACTCCTCATAGTAGTCAATCTCTTCGCAGCAGAACCACTCGCCATCGTTCTTGAACACGACGAGGGGATACAAATCTGTTTCGGGGTTATCACTTGGGACGATGTGGCTGATGTCCCTTGCCTCCATTCTCTTGACAACCTTGTTGTCCACGTAGAATTTTGCCATTAGTTTCATAATCTTTCCGTTTTAGGGTTAATCACTGAATCTCTAAGCCTCGATTATCACCTTATTGACATCGAAGTCATGCTCCACCGCCTTGCCTCCAGCACCGAGGCACTCAATCGAAGCATCGTCAATCTCGAAGCCGTCGCCAACCATGTAAGTGTACTGGAAGTAGAGCGTCTCGCCGTCTTTCCTGTATTCCAGAGGTCCGTCAACAACCTCGCCTTCATTGACAATCATCTTGATGATGTTCTCGTAGTCTTTCTCGTTCAGTTTCATAAAGCACTTTGTTTTATATGTTTTTGTTTTGTACTGCAATCCTCGTGAATAATGGCGAGAGTTGCAAGCCGCAACCCCCACCATTTTATCGCCTTAACATTTGCTAACTGCCACCGTTCCCGCAAGTTCTGCTTGCGGCTCATTCCTCCTCCACGAGGTTGTCGAACAGTCCTGGTTCTCTCGGATGCAGGGCTCTCAGCTCATCGCGGAAGAAGTCCTTCTTCGTCTTCCCCATCTTCCTGCCCCTGCTCGTATGCACGTCGAACGTGTAGTCAGGTACAGGGATGGGATGCAGGCGCACATCGTCAATCCACTTCGCCACGTCAACCTCGTTATGGTCATACACGAAGTTCTGAAGGTGGTCAGCGTCCCTGCACTTCCTCACGTCGCAAAGCAGCAGCACCGCCTTGCTGATGAAGATTCTGCCTTTCTGCTCAGGCTGACCCTTGTTGACCAGCACGTAGCCGTTGTGCAGAGCGTCAATCTCACCCGTGATGAGGCCCCAGCAGTCTTCGGCACTGATGGTGTAAAGCCTCTTCCACACATAGTTCCCGTAGCCGCTCGACCACAGTTCCAGTGCGAAGTATCCAGCGACAGCATGGTCGGCTCTTCTGATTGCCTTCTGGAGTGCGCTGGAGCACTCGAAGAAGTTGTAGCCGTTGATAGTAGGAGGTAACATAATTGCTTTCGTTTTGCTCTGCAAACCTCGTCGTTTAGAGCGAGAAAAGAGAACAGAAAGCCCGCCATTTTCACGCCTTAACGTTTGTTAGCCGTTCCCCAAGGTTTGCCACCGTTCCTCGCAATTCTGTTGCGAGTCTAAAAAGGAAACTTCACGCTTATGTTATACTCCACCATCTGCTTCGTCGAGCCTTTCCCGTTGTTGCAGGCACCGCCCTTCATCTGGATGCACTCGCCAAAGTGCTTCCTGATGAGCAGGATGCTGCGCCGCTCCTCCTCCACGTTGCGGAAGGCACTCAGTCCCCCAGGATTCACGAACGTGTCCTTCTGACTGAACGAATAGCGCAGGTCGGTGAGAATCCTACGCTCCTTGAACTTCGCGAAGCAGCTTATCCAGAAGTCCTCCTTCAACTTCAAGTCCTCGTTCCACCATGTCACGCCCTTCTTGTACCGCACACCATACGAGCAGCCGGTTATCATCTTCGAGAACGACAACCATGCGTTCTCCTCGTACATCATCGGGGTCGTCCTGTTCGTGAAGCCGAACACATGCACGTCGAGAACCTCGGCAAGGTCATACAGCTCACGGATGATCCGCGTCACCTTCTCCCTGTCCTTGATGACCGAGCAGTCGCCATAGTCCGCTGCCAGATACTTGCACGTATGCACATCGTCGTCCAGCATGAAGATATTGCCGAAATGCTTCGCCATCCAGTTGCGCTTCGGAATCAAGCCTATCACATCGTCGGGATGGGTGACTATCTCGCAGTCGGGATTGAAACGCTTGTACAAGTCCTTCTGACTCTCCGCAACACAGATAATCGGGTCCGTTACTAAATACTTCGCGAACACCCTGTCATGCCGCTTATGGCTGGGGATGACAATTCTCAAGGGCTTCACGGACATCTTTCACGCTGATTACGTTCGACTTCATCACCTTCCCCGTCTTGTACGACTTCATGTGCTGCATGTTCAGGCGCTCACGCAGCCAGTTGCTATCGACCTCGTTCGCGCTCTGGATGATGAACAGTTCATGCTTCTCGTCATACTTCGGGATGAGAGGATACACCGCGTCCTCGTTCTTCACGGCATCAAACCGCTCCTTGAACGGGTCCTTCTTCTTCTCCTCGGGCAGTTCCATACCCCAGTCCTGCAACTCCTGCCTGTCCCACTCGTTCAGCAGCGCGTCCATATCTGTCTCACCGAAGGAGATGTTGTCCTTGCTCGCTATCTCCCGCAGCTTCGCCACGGAAGTGTCCGCCTTCAGCACCTTGCACGGACATTCCTGGTGTCCCAGTTCCTTGCACGCCCTCAGCCTCAGGTTGCCGCCAATGACCACGTACTTGTCTCCATACGGATAGACTATCAACTCTCGCAGGTCCAGCATCTCTGGACAATCCTCGATGCTCTTCTTCATCGCCTCGAAGCGACTGTCACGGAAGAAGCGAGGATTCTTGGGCAAGCCTTCCACCTGCCCACGGTTCATCTCCAGCTTGGAGATGGGAATCACTTCTCGATTCATTAAACACTAATTTTAATTCAACAACACATTTTCAACAGCACTCTCTTAGTGCCTATTCCTTCTCCAGACGTCGCCTTATCAGCTTCTCAACGTCCTTCACTCCGCTCTTCCTCAGAAACCCCACCAGCATCAGAACCAAGTCCGCGCCAGCAAGGTGGTAGTCCTCATACTCGTTCGTGTCTTCATCAGGAACCTGATCAAAAACGCTCGGACGCAGCAGCTCCCTCATCCGCTCACGCTCGCACCTGCGACTCACACCCTCATCCATCTCCCTCAACTTCTGAGAGAGCATCAGACTGAGAAGCCGGAGCGTCGCGTGCCTGCGCAGCTTACCATGCAGGCGGTACGTCGTCAGCATACGGACACACTTCTGCGTGTTCTTGTTCAGTTCTATCATGTTATTTAGTTTTGGTTTGCTCATTCCTTCTCGACAATACAGAGTTCCGACCCATCGGGAAACCCAAGCGCCTTCTTGAACAACTTCCTGCATCGCCGTGGCGGGTCTGTCATCCTCTTGTGCCGCTCGTTGAACAACATGCAAGGCAATGGACCCCTTGCAGGACTCATCTGTGTCGAGTAGTCGAAGAGGAACGGACACTGCCCGCAGCACGCAGGCTCTTCATAGAATCTCTTTCCGTTGATGATGACCATAGGCTCAGTTTTTTTCGTTTTACGACCTTCGTGACAATAACAATGGGAGTGATATAGTCTCACTCCCAAAGTCTCGGTGTGGCTCACTATTGAGCCTCTTTCTCTATCAGGTTACCATCTTTGTCATAGCCAAGGTTCCGAAGTTTCTCAACCAACTGCGACACCTTCGCGTTTCGCATCTTCAAGAACTCATCGAAGATTTTGTCAAAGGTGCCAGGTTGCGTTTCGTCGAGAACCTTGTGGCGAAGTTCCGCCACGTCTCCGCGCTTGAAGAGGTTGCGGAAGTACGACTGCTCGATGTCCGCCTTCGCTGCTGGATGCTTTCTCACGTAGGTAAAGCACTCGTCAAGTGTGCAGCTCCAGGAATCCTTGCGGACCAACTTCTTCACGAGGGCATCATCACGCTTCAGCATGTCTGCATACATGATATCCTTTTCAAGTCCGCCAAAGCCTTGGGGCACGAAGTCCTGCAACTTCTCCTTCGTCTGATCGTCAAGCCATGTTCTGTCATTCTCAACAACGTTAATCCTGTTCAGCAGGTTCTTCACGTTCATCACGGAATCGCTCTTCTTCAAGACGAAGCACCTGACTGACGTATTGAATGAATTGTTGAGGTCAAGCACCTCCACAGCCTCGCCGTTCTTCAGCATCTCCTTTCTGCGCTCATCGTCGGCATCGTAGTAGCACAAGTGGTCGAACTTGCTGAATGTCCATGTCTCATAGCCTTCTTTCTGCACAGATTCAAGTCTCTTTCGGAACTCTTCTTTCTGCTTGTCGTTCCACCAACGCTGCTCATCCGCATAGAAAACCATCTTACCAGGCATCCAAGCCTCCTTCGCCTTCAAGAAGTCGTGCGTGTGGATGAAATGCCAAGTGAATGCCTCCGACTTTCTGTCTCTGCAATCCAGCTTCGTGCATTTCGCATCACCCTTCATCTCATAGAAGAGGCAGCCGTGGTTCGCAGTGTTGTTGAGGCAGGTCTTACACTTGGGGAACTCCTTGCCGTCGTGCCAAGGCTCGTCGCCTTTCTCGTCCAGGAATGCCACGTTTCGCAGGTAGCCGAAATGGTCGTCAACCCAATCCTTCACTTCTCCGTACGTCCAGTGGTCATCATCGCCACTCTCACCATCCTCAAAGTTATCATCGAAGAACTCCTGCTGCACTTCCTTGTCCAGCTTGCTCAGTAGCATGCCGGCACTGATGGGAATGAGTCCGTCCCTCACCTGCTCTCTCAACGGCTCGATAAGGTTCAGCAAACGGATGCGCTCATTCACGAAACGCTCACTACGTCCAAGCCGGATGGCAATATCAGCAGGACTCTGCCCGTACTTGAGCAGCTCATTGATGGCAGAAGCCTCCTCCAATGGGTCCACATCCTTTCGTTGCAGGTTTTCCGTCACCATCGCAAAGAACGCTTCCTCATCGCTCATCTCCCTCACGATGCCAAGGATGTACTCCATTCCGTTCATCTTGCAGGCACGGAAACGACGCTCACCGCAGACAATCTCATACTTGAACTCGCTCGTCGAGCCGTCCTTGTTAATCTTCACACTCGCTTCCTCGGGAACAGGTCGCACCGTAATCGGTTGCAGCAGTCCCTGGTTCTTGATGTTCTCAGCCAGCTCCGCGAGCGAATCCTTGTCGAAGGTCTTTCTCGGGTTCATGGCGCTCGGTGTGATGTCGCACACCTTCAAGTTCTGTACTTCCATGTAGTCAAGTTTTAAAAGTTTATGTTAGAAATTATAACCGAAGTTGTAGAAGTCCGCCTCCTCGAAGTGCAGCTTGTTCTCGTCGAAGTCATGCTCCAGGTTGTCCTCATCCTTGGTGCAGCAGGTCACCTCTCCGATGGTAATAGAGAAGGAATCGCATACCCACTGGCTGTCTTCGTCAAAATCTCCGTTGAGATTCAAGGAGTAGTCCACGAAAAGCGTTTCCTCGCCTTTCTCATATTCCACGGTGCCATCATATTCGCCTTTCTTGATGATTGCGCATGCAATGTTCATGTAGTCGTCCTTTTCCAGTTTCATAGCTTCACTTTGTTTTTGATGTTTGACTTGTATTTTGTTTTGTACTGCAATCCTCGTGAATAATGACGAATAATGCAAGCCGCCACCCTCGCCATTTTATCACCTTAACGTTTGTTATCAGTTTGCCTCGCCACCGTTCCCCGAGCTTCCGGCTCGGGTCAGTTCTTCGTCCTTCGTCTATCGTCATTCGTTCATTCCCTGCATCCTCTTCTCCCGTTCCTCAGCCAGTCGTATCAGCCTGTCCGGGTCGCATTCCTCCAAGGTCGGGAACCGTCCCCTCGGATGATCCTTGTCAGTCACCAAGGTCTTCTTCTCGATAAGGTACTCTCGGATGACCTCAGCACCGTCCTCCCTCATCTTACAGTCGTAAAGGAAATTCTTGTATTCCTCCGCCGCCATCAGTCCAGAACTCTGACGCTTGCGCTCCTTCGCCTGCTTCGCCTCCTCATCCCGCTGCTTGTAGATTTTCTCCAGCTGCTTGTTGCGTACGGTGTAGAACTTATTCAGTCCCATCATCACCGCATTCATGTTCACCGTGCCGTAGAACTCGCCGTAGTCGCCCATCTTCATGCCTCGGAAGAACGCCATCAGCTCCGTCACCTTCAGTGCTCCGTGCCGTTCCAGGATGAGGCTCGCGCAGTCGTCAATCTGCCGCACGTCCATCATATACTTGTAACCGAGTTGCCTGTTTACGTCGCCAATCTGAATAGAGAGCCAACTCATAGCAGTATCGTAGCCGAACTGCTCGTTCACCTCATTCAGCATCGGAGCCGTACCCGTGTAGATTCTGTCTTTCCCCTGCGTGCAGTAGTAGTTCTGCATCGAAGGGTTGAAGGCCTCCAGGAACTCAGCCGCATTTCTAACCTTCATTTGCGAGGTTGGCAAGCCGCCCTGCGACGTACTCCTTGATATTTCGTTCGTACTGTTCGAGTCTTGCTTGCTGAGGGTCGATAAATTGTCCGTTGTTTCCATGATTGTTATTGTTTTCAAATGTTTGATTGTCATAGTTGCCTTCCAGAACCTTCGGGAAATTCATTGGACCAAACATCCAGTCGAAAGAAGCGACAAAGTGCTTTTTCCCTCCACCATTCAGGAAGTTCGATTTCGATGCTTTGTCAATGACCGTGTAAACCGCATCCATCCCGTATTCGCCAGCTCTCGCAGAAACCGCTTGCTGCCGTTTTGGAGAAATCATCTTAATCTGAGGAATGGCTGCGTCCTTCATGTAGTTGTTGAAGAAGTCAGCAAGAGCCTTGAAGTCTATCGGCTTCTTCTCGCTCTTTTTAAGGTCAACAACAACTGGAGGCTCAGCGTCGCCTGATTCAGACGACGTAGATGCTAAGTTATTAGCATCTAAATTATCTTCTTCTATTCTTTCTTTCTTATATTCTTGTATTGTTGCCCCTTCGTTTGCCGTTTGATTGCCCAACGGATTGCCGTTTGTTTGCCCTTCCGTTTGCCCTTGCGGTGTTTCAACGAATTGATAACTATCATAATTACAGATAGTTATGAGTGTTAAATTGTTTGCCCTTCCGTTTGCCTTTCGTTTGCCATTTTGTTTGCCGTTTTTCGTGTCCTCCGTTTGCCCTGTTTCGACACTGCTTTTTCGGCGTGTATTACGAGTGATGGCATTGTTTTCTTCAAGCCTCTCAAGACACGTTCGGCACTGTTTGAAAGAGATTCCGCAGATGTCGGCAAGACGACGGATGCTAATGGCTAACTGTCCTCTCAGAACCATCACACCTCTGTAGGTTCTGTCCTTGTGATTCGCAAGCATGAGGATGTGGAGCCATACAGACACCATGATTGGGTTGTCGCTCCACTCCCATTCCAACATCTTGCGGCTTATCTTTATCCAGCCATCCATAGTCACTTGATTTCGTTGAACACATACTCAACACCCTCCTGCTCAGACAGCGTCCTCAACTTCAACTTGATGAGCTTCCGTCGCAGAGGATAGTCACGCACCTTGGCAGTAGCCTTCGACTTCACCTCCTCAACGACAATCTTCCCCTCTCGCCTATACACGAAGTCGCAAGTGTAATGCGCAGGCAATTCATCCACACGCTCCACCTCCTTCGTCTTCGTCTTCAGCTGCACCGTCTTCATGTACGTCTGCTTCGGGATGATTTCCCACTCCACTTGTCGCTGCAAGTCACTGATGACTCCCTTCTTCTGCATGTCCAGGAGAACCAACCAACGCTCGCCCTCCTTCTTGCTGTCGAACTTGATACCGCCAATTGTAACCTTCTTATTGAAAAACTTCATATCGCTTTCGTCTTTCGTTTATCGTTCTTCGTTTCTCCGTAAGCGGTGGTTCAGCCACCGCCTCTCGTTAGAAATTCACATTCGTCAGTGGCCTGCCTCTCGAAGTCACCACCCATCTGCTTGTGCCAGGAGGACACTCAATCTTCAGCTCGTCAACCCTGCCGAAGAACTTGTAACTGCCTCCCAAGTCAACAATCCAAGCATCCTTGCCCTTGTACGGTCTGATTGCCCTGCCCACCATCTGGTAGTACAGCGCCAAACTCTTCGTCGGTCTGCCTAAGATGATAGTGTCCAGCTCCGGATAGTCGAAGCCCGTCGTCAGCGTTCCCACGTTCACCACCACCTTCAAGAGTCCTATCTTGAACTTCGCCAAGATGTCCTCACGCTCACGCTTCGGAGTCGTACCCGTCACGATGTCCGCCTTCACGCCTTTCACCCTCAGCTTCTCTTTCAACTCGTCTGCCTCGTCGATGAAGCGAGTGAACACCAGCACACCCCTTCGCTCAGATCCGTCCTTCGGATGCAGCACACGCAGCGTCGTCACCGTCAGCTTGTCGTAGAAGCCACTCCTACGATACTCCTCCTTCAGACTCTTCTCGTCATAGTCCGCACCCGTGGAATTGCTCTTCAGGTTCCTGAGGTTAATGCTCGTCAGGTCGAAGTATCTCAGCTGGGCGAGATAACCCCTCGAAAGCAACTCACTGATTTGGCAGTAGTAGAGCACCCGCGAGAAGATTCGCGGACGTGTACGGGTGAGGAACTTCAAGATGCTCATCCCTTCCATTCCCCTGCCCAACCTGTAAGGCGTTGCCGTCAGTCCTATCACCCTCCGCTTCTCAGCATGGAGGAACTCCTCGTACTGCCCACCGTTCGAGTTCACCAAGTGGCACTCGTCGATGATGACGTTCGTGAAGTGCTTGAAGTCCTCCATGTGGTTCATCACGCTGCCGATGGTGGCGAACGTGATGCGGTTGATGTCCTTCATGCCCATACTGGCGGAATAGACGCTTGCGTCCCAACAGCCGTAGCTCTGAAGCTTCGCAAAGTTCTGTTCGAGAATCTCCTTCGATGGTTGCAGGATGAGTAGATGACCGTCGAGTCGAGAGGCTATGTCAGCAATGACCAGGCTCTTTCCCGCACCAGTCGGGAGAATGAGCAGCCCGTCCATGAGCGTCTTGCTTGTAAACGCCATCACCGCCGCATCACTCGCCCGTTTCTGGTAGTCCCTCAACTCATACTTCATTCGGCATCATCCTCGAAGTTTGTCGCCTCGTAACTGACAACCTCAATCATGTCCGTCTGCTCCAGCTTGGTAATGAACCAGTGCTGCTCAGCCCCGATGATTTCATTGTCGAGAGTCGAATGGGCATCCTCGATATTCTCAGCACTCAGAAGAATAACAACCTTGTCGCCGCCCAACGACTTCATAGAAGCCTTGAACCAGTCTCCGCATTTCTCACGGAAGTACACCTCCGTGTAACTCGCAATGGAGATAGAGGTAATCTTCACGTCGCTCGACTGAAGTCCGTAAGCGTCCAAAAGGTAGCTTATTGCCGTGTTCTCCGCCTCAGCGAAACTTATGGCTTCCACGCACACCTTCCTTTTCTTGGTAGTTCCATCAAAGCTATCCATGAACTTGGCACTGCATTCAAACCAAGTGCCCAATTTTTTACACATTCTCTTGCTCATAGTCTTAATCGTTTTTAGTTTTAGTTATCGTTTGGGTTCCAATTTTCGCCTATCCACTGAATGTTACCAAGCATCAAGATTTGCTCGTTGTCAAAAGACGCGCACATAACCTCAATCCTGTTCTTGAT